AAGTTGTTTTGCCTCTTCACCCGAAGTCGCTTTCATTACTATCTTAGCTGCAGCTAATTTAGATTTAGTTTTTCCGATAGAAACTACTTTACCTAAGCCTTCATCTCCGCCTGACAATTCAGTCATTCTCTCTGAAATAGCAGATAATTGATCATCTAACGCTTTGTTTTTAGCTTGATTAGCTTGCTTCAAAGTTTCCATTCTCTTTTTATCTTTCTCGTCAGCGTCTCCGACTTGTTTCTTCTTAGCAAAATCAACATCGTTAATTGCTTTTTGTACTAGAGCCTTTTGATATGCTTTAAGATTTTTCTTAATCTTCATGAATTTAATAGGACTCTTAATAAAATCTAATATACCTTCATTAAGTTCTGAAACATTTGTTAAGTCAAATAACTCTTCGTATAATTCGTCTATTTCTAAATCAATAGAAGCAGATTCTCCTATTCTATCTGATAATTCTGCCAATGTATCTAGTATAGTATCTACATCTCTGATTACTTCTGTTCTAATAGCGTCAGATGTATTGGTAGCATCTACTGTTACTTGATCAACCGATACACTATCGATAGATTCTTTAGATTCATTTACGAATTCTTCGTAAAGTTTTAATTTAGATTTTAATTTCATAATATTTGTTTGTTTAATTTATCTATTGTGATGTTATTATATTATATATCCCCTTTAAATTTAAAACTTTTTAAACAAAAAAAGGTCACCCGAAGGTGACCTTTCATATTAACTATTCTAGTTTAAGATTATAGTTGTAAACCTGAAACTGTGAATTTTTGGTATTGAGTACCTGGGTGGAAACCAGCTTCAACTAGAGCGTATCTAGATTTAACCGCTACTTTAGGAGCCATAGTTCCTTCAGCGATCATTTGAACTGATTCAGCCATTAAGTAAGGCATGAATACTAATCCAGCACCGTTACCATCACCTTTTCTACCAACTAATACTTGTTGTGTAGCACCTTCCCACTCTAAGTTAGGATCAGTGTAGATGTTGATACCCGCAACAGAACCTAATGGGTAGATAGCACCTGCAACTTGGTTGAAAGTGTTAGCCATTGGGTTTGGTACGAAACCAGCAACTGATTGCAATGCAGAAGCAACTTTTGCTCCAACAACTGCGAAGTTACCAGCACCTCTTCTACCTCTGTTTGCGATTAAGTTCGCAGCAGCAAGAATGTTAGTTAAGACTCTTCTGTTAACATCGCCGTAAGTGTTACCACCTTCACCGTATGTTAATGCAACTGTAGAAATACCTTCTTCAGCGATAGCTCTCATCTTAGCTAAGATGTGGTTGTTGATTGACTGAGTCAATTCGTTAGTTAATACAGCCTCAACTTGAGCTACTGCGTCAACACCGAATTGCTTAAGATCTTGTACTTGCTCTCTAGTAACTGCAGCAGCAACTTGGAAAGTTTCAGCAGCAACACTTTTAGAGAATAAAGAAAGACCCATTACTTTATCAGCAGTTCTTTCACCAACTTCTCTTGACATTGGCTTACCATTAGCGTCAGCACCAGAGAATCCTGGGATATGATCTTCTAATGCAGCAACCAATACAGCGTCAGCGTATCTACCTGCAACGTTAGCTTCACCTTCAGTGATAGCGTCAACAATTTTGATGATGTTTTTACCATCAATTCTTGATTCACCAACTAATACGTCAGTACCAGCAGCAGCTAAATCAGACTTGATGTAAGTTGGAGCAGTACCACCTAATGCAACAGTACCACCTTCGTAAGTAAAGTCTAAGTAAGACAATAAGCCCATAGGACCTGCCATAGGTACAACTGGTACCAAGTCAAGACCGATAGTTTGAGCAGCAACTTGCATTGCCAAAGGCAATAATGTTGGTGCTTTGTCACCTGAACCAGTAGCTGCACCTGCTGCACCGTTAGCCGGAGCACCTGCAGGGAAAGATACTGCACCCATACCTGTTAAGTTCATTGGGCCAGGGTTGTTAGATAAAGACATGATGTTCGCGTCTTCATAAAGTTTGTGGTTGTGACAGTAAGTCGACATCCACGCTAATTTGCTAGATTCGTTGATACCTGTAGCTTCCGAGATAATCGGTGCCCATGTATTCTTGATCTCAGCTTCGTTTAATAAATTTGCCATTTTTAATGATCGTTTTTTTTTGTTTATTAATTGTGTTTAGTTAAAAACTCGACATTTAATGGGTTTTCTGCTTCTGTCACCCTTATCGTCGATTGTTATTTATATATCAGTGTTCTTTTTGATTATTTGTTAAATCTCTTTTTGAATGCATCTGCCATATCTGATACGTCATATCCTAATGTAGATTTAGCTTCTTCTTTAGATTCTGTAACCATTGCTACTTTTTCCATTACAACTGAAGTATCTCTTAGGTCTCTAGTTTGCCAGAAATTAGCAACTTGATATTCTGTATTCAATGTATGATATTTAGATTGAGCAATAATTTGAGTCTGCTTAGCTTCTGATAAGTTTGCCCATGCTTCAGTATATTCTGCTGGCATTGCACTAATAAAGAATGGTTGTTCACCTGCACTCTCTACAATTAGTTGTGCGCTATTCATTAATGATACTATTTCAGATTCTGTCATGAAACCTCTTTTAGAAACAGTGTTTCTAACTTCAGTTTTAGCAGCTTCGTTTAATGTGTTGTATTTTTCTCTAGTTGCAGAAGAAACAACTCTAAAGAAAGATGGAGATTCATTTTCTTTTCTTGTTGCACTTTCAACTAAAGCGTCTAATTTAGAAGAGATTTCTGATTTATAAGCTTCTAATGGATCATGTGCTCCATCTTCGCCTTCTGCTTCTTCATCTGATTCACCAGCTTCAGCCGCATCAACCTCATCTTCTACTTCTGAATCTGAAGTTACTGCATCAGATTCTAAATCTTCTGCTTCTTCGCCAGCTTCTTCACCTTCGACATCGCCTTCTTCTGAATTATCTCCAGCTTCAACTTCTTCGCCTTCGATTTCTTCAACTTCTTTACCAGCTTCATCGCTATCTGCAGCAACTGCGCCTTCTTCTGAATTATCTCCAATGTTTTCGATTTCTTCAGTTTCTTCAGCTTCGTCAGCTTCTTTAGCAGGATCTTCAGCTTCTTCAACTTCTTCAGTTTCTTCAACTTCTTCAGTTTCTTCAACTTCTTCAGTTTCTTCAACTTCTTCACCTTCTTCTTCAACTACTACTTCTGCAGCTTCTTCGCCTTCTACTTTATCAGCAGCTTCGACGTCTTCTTCTTTTTCTTCTTCAGCTTCAACGTTAACTTCAACTTCAACTTCTTCAGATTCAACTGTTTCGTTTAAAGATTCTGCAATGTATTCAGCATATTCAGAAACTGATTGTAAGTTTTCTTTTAGGTATTCAACATACTCTAATAGAGTTGTATGTGATGTAGCTCCTTCATTATGTGCTTCAGCTAAATAGTTAGCGAAATCTTTAACTTTAGAAACTGCTTCAGCAACATGTTCTGTATAAGAGATACCTTGATCTAATTTCTCAGCCAAAGACTCAGAATAAGAGATACCTTGATCTGCTTTTTCAGCAACGTGCTCTGTGTATTGAATAGATTCATCTAATTTACCAGCAACATACTCAACGTAGTTAGTTAATTTATTAACATTTTCTACAATATGATCATTGTGCTCTTTTAGATTTTCTAATGAGTTGTCTTCAGAAACTTCAGCATCTTTAGCTTCAATAGACTCCTTTAATGTCTTGATTTCATTCGCTAAATACTCAGAGTACTTATTGAAATCCTCAGATTTTACAAATTCTGCCATGTTTTTATTTTCTTTTATTTCTATGTTTGTATTTTGATTTTCAATGTTTTCTTCATCAGAGTTTGTTTTATTAATCTCGTAAATAGACAATAAACCATCATTGTCGTAACCATAAGATTCGTTAACTCTTTTTAGTTCAGCGTTTTCAAAACCTGGATCAGCGACTAGATCATACGTAAATAATTGTTTGATCTTCACTTGTCCATTAGATTCTACGGCACCCGCTGCTCTAGATGAAATTTGTAAAGGAACACCAGCATCTACTAAAGCCTTAGCTTGACGACCAGCATCAGTATCTAATAATTTGATACGTCCTCTTACTTCTTTACTCTCTTTGTCGTAAGTTAGTTCTTCAATGATATGCGATACATTCTTTAAAGAAATGTCGAACTGCGCAGGGTGATCTAATTCACCCAATAATTTGCTAGCTCCAATTTTTGCCTGTAATGCTTCAATTTGAGGAACATATTCAGATTCGGTATAGATACGATTGTTTCTATTTTTTTGATCAATTTGACCAAAAACACCTTCTAGAATATAATCTTTATTCTCTGATGTAGTAACATTCAGAGCGGATGAAGACATCTCGACGATTAATAAATCGTTAATATTATTCATAATATTTTATTTTTCTATTTTTAATATATATCATACTTTATTATTGAAATATCTTATTACATTCCAGCCAGAGGATCGTCGCCGCCTTCTGCGCCTTCTTCTTCCTCTTTTTCAGCCTCTTTTTCAGCCTCTAAATCTTCGGCTTGCTTGTCGTTATAGATCTTTACTAATTGATCTATCTCACCTTCTCCAAAGGCAGCTTCTCCGTAATTGTCATAGAAATATTGCTTAAACTCTTCATCAGTTATAGATGCTGTAATGGCACCTAAAATTTCAGCAGCTTTAATAGTTGAACCTGAATCCAAAGTAATCTCGTCGATAATTACTTTAGAATCTTCACCAGCTCTTAGTGCTTCTTCAGAGATAAAGTCTTCAAATGTTTTAATAATTTTCATAATTTATATATCTTTTTTATCTTTATTTTTACATTGCGAATGGATCTTCAGCCTCTGGCTCTTCAGCAGTCTTCTTCTTTAACTTAGATTTAAATGCTTCATTAGCTCTAATCTCATCGTCACTTAATTTAAGATATTTCTTAACTAAGTATTCTTGATCGAAGTAGTATTCTTCTTCCATAGTCTCTTGATTAGTTGTCATTAGGCTATCTCTCATTGTACCTATAAAGTCAAGTCTCTTCTCCATTAATTCCATATCTTTCAATTCTGAGAAGACATTTTCTTCATTGAATCTAAGTGCAATTTGAGTTTTAAATTGAGGATCATTTGTAAAATCAGGATATTTAAGACACATTTGAATATAAAGTGGCTTAGATAAAATTTCCATAAAGATAGATCTTAGACGTTTGATAAATTTACCAAATTTAATCTCATCTCTAATCATACCATCGGCTGCAAGGTTAAAATCACCTCCACCATCTTCATATAAGAATCTTGAGTAAGGAATTTTTGAAACGTGCTTTAATTTATCTGAGAAGTATTTAAGTGCTTCTGTATCTGATAGATCTGGTCCTTCGCTGTTAAGTGTTTCAATTTCTGGTGAATCACCATCTTTAGAAGGTAACCAATACTCTTTACTAAACTGTAACATTGGTTTACCATCTGTAGCCAAAGTACCTGATTCCCAATCAAAATCAACTGACTCTTTATATGAGTTCATTAACTGTGAAAGCGATTGTTTTGCTCTGGTCTTAGATTTACCACCAACTGGGATAACAAACTTCATTCTAAATGAAGCGTTAGTTACAGCCCAAATAACTCTGGTGTGTTCCATAATTCTTAACAAGTTAAATGCTCTTGTTAATCTCTCAATATATGAAACTCTTGATGCTGTAGTAATTGAAGAGTACGAAATATAGATAATCTGTGAATCGTAAAGTTTACGCTCTTTAACTGGATCATCTTTGTATTGTACCCAAACCTTTTTACCATCATCGTGATTATAACCAGGAATAAGTGTGATTGGATCTAATTCTTTAAAACCAATAATTTCTTTTTGGTCGGGGGAATAAATTATTTCAAATGCAAGATAACCATCAATTAGGAATTTTCTAAAGAAATACCATGCAGATTGATCAGAATTAAAACCAAAATAGTGATAGATTTGTCTAAAGTATTTATTAAGATCTTTGTCTACCTGCTCTGAAATATCAATACCTAGAATTTCAGGATAACAGAAAAAGTTTTTCTCATCATATACAATGGTCTCATCACACAGAATATCTAAAATATCTTCCACTTCATCATTAAGTGAAAATCTTCTAAGTTCTTCTCTTTTACCTTCATATGATTGATCAAAAAATGGAATATTAGATCTTAAATTAGTGTCTGTCATTGACATTGCTGCAAATGCACCATAAATGTCATCTGAGTCTACACCAAACGGGTTCATTTGACCATAACCTATTTCGGCTTCCATTGGTCCAATTGCTTGTGATTGTCTTAGGACTAAATCATCATAGCGCATACCAAACGAAGACAATGACTTTAGAGCATTTGAAATGCTAAAAGGTCTTGATCCATTGCTCAATGGTCCATTTCTGTCGTTAAATCCTGCCATACTATTATATTATTATGTTCTGTTTATATATCTTTTCTTTTTGAGCGCGCTTTTAGGTGCTCTCTAAATTGTCTTTTAACTTCATTAATCCCAATACCATTTAGGTCTTGAAAATCGCAAAGTGCTATTTTAGCCCAACTTTCATAAGAAACTACTTTTTGATTCTTTTTTAGTTGAGGTATGTATTGTCTAATAGCAAAATCAAATCCAAATTGTTTTAAAAACTTAACAGCGTCTTTGTATATTAGATTAATTTCACCCTGTGTTAATGCATTGTTTTCTTTAGATCTTCCTGTTTTAGATTTGATTTGGCCGGCCATTCTGTCATAGATCATATCTAATAGATCTTCTTTCATCTGTACTGGTAATAAGTTAAGATTAATTCCAACGTCCGTACCACTCTCATGTGGATCCATAGCTAACACAACCGGATTCATATCCCACCATTCTAATGTTTTAATATGCTTAGGCTTTTCATATCTAAATACATGAATCATTCCGACCCTAAATGGTTTACTGTGTTTTGCTACAGTGTTATCTCTAATAGATTTAGAAGCTTCAGCAAACCATTTTTCTGCACTTCTTCGTGCTTTAGTTTTACCGCCAGCTTCCTTAGATAAATCCTTAATTTCTTTTTTTATTTTACCCATTATTTAAGAGACTTTTCTGTTAGAACTATGAACCTCCAACCTCTATTTTCAGCCCATGCCTTTGCATATTTATATTTATCTCTATTTTTTATATACTGCTCTGCTAAAAACTTATAGGATTTAAGTGCCTTTTGACTATTCTTTTTAGGTGGAGCTGGCTTTGTAATTTGTGCCTCTGGTTTAATTTCTATTAAAAACTCTTCGTCTCCATCAATACCTCTAGTTTTCATATAGAAATCTGGATAATATTTGTGTTCTCTTTTATCGAATGACCATATATAATTAATCTCAACTGGTTCACTGGACCATTTAATTACACTATCTCTAGTATCGCACATGATCATGAACTTGCGTTCCCATGAAGATCTATAAATAATTGGAATTGGCCCAATGTATTTTTCTGGATTTGTTGGTGTAAAATACCCTTGTACAAATCCAGAATTTCCGGTTGGTTTGAGATTCTTTATTGACATTTAAATATTAAACATTCCACCATTATCATCGCTTCCACCATTAGTAGTAATTCTGTCGATTGATAAAGTTCCTTTATATTTTTGCGGGTGAATTTTATTCCAACCTTTAGCATATCCACGTTTTGCAATTTCTGTAAAATACGCAAACGCATTTGGATATTTTGGATTAAAGTTTCTCCAATATTTAAGTAGATCTAATAACGCGAATTGAAGACAATCACTTCTGTCGTCACTGTTAACATAATTTAATCTATTAATAGTTCTTTCGGCTAAAAGCACCAACATTTTTTCTGCAGTTGGCGTTAATTTATCTAGTTCTTTAGATTTTACTAATTCGTTATAAAGGTCTTTATTATTTAAATAATTCTTTTTTCTGGGCATAATCTTTATATATGTTTAGTATTATACTAAAAAAAGCCCAATTGTTTCCAAATGGGCTTTTTAAATAATAATATACATGTTTAAATCGAATCTTCTGCTGCGATTTTAAGTTTATTTTTCTCTATTCTCATTGGCTCTTCGTTTACGAAAACCGTTAAGATATCTGATTTACCTTTTCCTGTAAATTCTAAAGCATCTACTTTAACTTTAGATCCTAGTGGTAAATCTTCTGATTCTATTGTTGTTTCTGCGCTAACATAGCCATCATCTCTCGTTAAAAGATCTTCATTTTGTAAATCAGCTAATTCTTCAGAGATTCTAGTTATTTCACTATTTAATAAATTGTCAGCTGCTTTAATATCTGGTAAATTTCTATTTGCTTCTGATAATCTACCTTTCTGATCTTTTAAGAATGCAATCATTTCATGCATTAATTGTGTCTTCGCTAATTTAGCAGCTCTTCTTTCTTTGTAAGATTCTAAAATATCTTCAACCATTGGTGTAATATCTGCACCTGTATTTTCAGCAACATATTCTATCGCTGCATCTGCTAAAAGTTTTGTGAATTTTTCAATTTTAGTAGCTTCATTAATTCTGTATACGAACATATTGTTATCAGCTCTCATTGCTAAAACTCTAACATCACCGTCTCTAGATTCTGAAATAAATTCTAATACATTATAATGATTATAATTTTTAGATGCAAATTCAAATAAATTGATCAATGCTTTATCATTATACTTAATATATGCTGCGGCTAATAAAGATTCTGCAAGAGGAAGAGATGGTGAATATGCTAATTCTACATTACCTGCATAAAACTTATTCTCAGATACATTATAAGATAATTTAACTACAATTGATTCTGTAAGTAAATTAAGTTTTGATGATTCTAAAACTGCTAATTCATTTTCAACTTCAGTTACTGCTAATTTCTTACCAGATGTTTTGTATGATTTAATGTTTTCATTTAAGAAATTAATCTTTTTATCTAATTCTACTAGCGCATTAAAGTTATCTAATGCTGATTCATTAACTTTAGAAATAGTCTTCTTATTGTTATAGTCATAGTAAAAAGAAATACCCTCATTAGTGATGTTAAACAATTCATTTGCTTTAACTAAAAATGAAAACTCTTCTGAAACATTAGTGACTTTTTCGATATGACTTCCCGTCATTCTGAAATTTTGTCCACCGGCATGAAATACAAAACCATTTTTAGATTCTATAACTGGTGAAATAATTCCTTTGTTTAAATTTGCCATTTGTGTTATTTAATTTTTTATATATATCTTTATTTTATTCATCGAATGGTAGATCAGTTGCCTCAACATCATTTATGTCACCCATCATAGGCTTATCTTTGTCTAAAACATTAGTGCCATAATCTGATGTATTTGTAAATTTAAAAATTCTATTAGAATTCTTTCTTCTCTTAGAAGTTCTTAATAATTGTGTATTAATGCTTATTAATTGGCCTAAACTATTCATGTCAAAATCACAATCCGTACCCGTTAATACCCAAGAAGTTAAGTCTTCGTTCCATGTCCATATCGTACAGTCAGATGTGTCATAATATATTACTGGATTTGGTAAGTCACCCTCATAGAATTGATTAGGATCAAGTGCTAATGTATTAGGATCTCCGTAATTACCAGTAACGCCATTTTCATAAGTAGATCTTGTAAACTTAGTGTAAATGTCATCTTCAAAATCAAATGAAGGTATATTAGTATTAATCTCTAAACTAAATGTAATTTTATGATTTTCTTTATCATCAAATCCATATTCAATTGGACGCTCTTGTGTGTAATCATCTGGCATCATATATTCAGATGAAATTCTATACATACCATCTTCTAAGTGACCTGCATCAACGTGAAAGAAATTAGCCTTATACATGTTTTTAATAATTGATTCAGTAACCTTAAACATGTCTAATTGACTAGATAATAATATTTCTACATCGACACTAATTACACATGGAATCATTTCAAATTCAGCAACAAAACCTTCCATTAAGCCGCTTTGATTCATCATCGTATAATTACCTAAATTTCTCTTATTAACAAGTTTACCTGGATCTATTGAAAATGAAGATAAGTTTACTATACCTCTTGGTACTTTATCGTAATTACCATCTGCGAATTCTCCATTTGGATCACATGATTCTCCGTTTACATTTGAAAATAAAAAATTATCTTTAATAAAGTTTTCATCACCAGAGACTGCATAAAAAAATGGCACATCTACAACAGCTCGTTCTTCATTAGAGATTTGTCTCCAGAAACTAAGTTTACTATTTAAATCAGCTAAAAGACCTATGATAATATGTCTGATAACTGAATCGTCTTTGTTGTATTTTAAATTATATGTTGCCATTTATTATATTGTGTTGTTTATTCACACGTTGCTGTTGATATAATGTTGTTTAGCAATTCAGTTGATGTTGTTGATTCGTTTAATTGTAGTATTTCAACTATATAATTAGCATCTTCTAAATTTTGTAATAGAGTTGCATCAGTGCCAGATGGTACAGTGTCTTTGTCTATTTTATAAGTACCTCCATTAGCAATAGTATTTAGCGAGAAGACTGGTAAAGAAGTTGTTGATTGGTAATAATTTTCAGGGTTAGTTCCACATACTGCTGCATACGCTGCATATAGGTTATATACAAATGGTGTAGGTTCTGGCGTTGCAGTCGGTGGAACTGGCGTTGCAGTCGGTGGAACTGGCGTTGGCTCTGCCGTAGGTACTGGCGTTGCAGTCGGTGGAACTGGCGTTGCAGTCGGTGGAACTGGCGTTGCAGTTGGCAAAGGATCCGCATTAAAATTAGTCCAAATTTCATTTGTTTGACACCACAATAATGCATCATTTTCACCTCCATTATTTCCTGGAGTTTTGTCAAAAACTACTGGGTTATTTACAGTAATAGAATGTTTCTCTACCCACGATACGAAATCTGTTGCGCTATCAAGTTCTTCAAATGCAAAATATGCAGTAGGTCCTCCGGTTGGATCACCTATCGCAGGGCTAGTATTAGTACCAAACGGTGTTTCTTCAGTTGTAATAAAACATGCTATGATTTTACCTGGTACCTCCTCTGGGCCCATAAAGAATCTAATTTCATTATCTAATGCTGCTTGAAAACCAATTGCTGGTTCTCCAATTAAAATTCTACCGGTATTTTCGGTTCCTTCTAGTCTCGTATTGTTAGCGCTAAACGCAAAAGGTCTTGATGCCATTGTAAATATTATTTTTTATTTATATATCTTAATCTATATTTTCTATAGTAAATTTGGAAAACCCGTTCTCTCTGTATATCTGTAGCTTCTTATCGAATATTTCGTGTGGAAGAACAGAGTGATTAATTACGAATGTATTTATCTTGTTTTCTTTAATGACTTGATTTAATATTTTTAGTATATTATAGACTCCATCATGATCAACTGAACTTAGTAATTCATCTAAGAATAAGAGATTTAATTGTGGAAATCTAAGTTTTAAGATTTTAATAATGGCGATAATAATAATAAAATCGGCTTTCTTGCGTTCTCCAGTTGAAAGTGTCATTGGGTTAATATCTTCACCTAAGTGATTGATAATACAGTTAAACTTCTCATCAAATCTAATATGAAATTGCAAGTGCATGGTTTGAGCCATAGCTGCAATGTTAGTGTTAAGACCTGGTAAAATAGTTTTAACAGCTAGATTTTTTACACCATCTTCTCCTAACACTCTTTCAACAATTTCCATAAATGCATATTCAGCACTAAGATCACCTTTAGTCTTAGACTTA